TGATCAAGATTTAATTTTTTAAGTATAGCTAATGCTCTACTGTCTATTGGTTTACCCATTACGTTCCTTTCTTTGTATATTCATTGTTTACGAATGATTTACTTACAACATAAACATATGCAGCTCTACCACTAGAGTTTTTACGTTTATCTTTGCGTTCAATTTTATCTTGCTTAAATAACTCAGTAACTCTAGGTCTAACTGTAAATGCTGATAACGCTAATAAATCAGCTATTTCATCAGCAGTAGCTCCAAAATTACCTTTATTACTTATTACATCAAATACTTTTTTACGTATTGTTTCTGCACCTGCTTTAATTAATTCAGCAGCTTCTATTGAAGTGTCAACTGGTTGACTGCCTGGTGAGTAAGGGTATAATTTGTCTTCCATTATTGTGTTCCTTTAGTTGTTGATCGAAATTATTAAAATCTACAAAATCTGGTGGTGGAGTTTTAGTTGTTACAAGATGCCAAAATAATACTTCGGCAGCAAGTAACTGTTCTTGAAAGTTTTTATCTGGTAAAACTTCTACTAATCCATATTTCATATTACCAAAAAATATTGATAGATACATTTTTTTAGCACCATAAATCATAAGATAATGTTGTATTTGTGCTTTGTATTTTTCTGCTGTCTTAACTTCATTACTAAAAGCATTTGTGTGTTTACATTCTAGTAATGCTTTTTTTTCTTTTAAGACACCATCAATGTTGCAGTATAAAAAAGGATATTGTTTGGAAGTTATAAAGAGTTGTTTTTTAAGAACTTTAATACCAGTTTGTTTTTCAAACCAGTTTATATTGAAGTCTTCTGTATGAATACCCATTTGAACTGGGAGTACATCTGATAAATCATCTGGTTCTTTTTCTCCAATTTTTTCTAAATACAATTCGTACCAATTACCATTGTATATCCTGGTAGCATCTGATCCACCAATACCTTGTTTGCGATCAAAATCTTCTTTCATATATTTTTGTTACCTTTCCATTGTAGTCTATATAATAGCCTACAAGCTTTTTGTTTTTAGTTTTTCTATTTTTCTTATTTCTCTTTGTACTTCTTTTTTCCATTTTTTAATATACTTTAAATGATCCATTAATTTTTTTTTATCTTTTTTTAATAACATTTCTAAAGGCAAGTCCGAGTTTTGTTGCTCCTTGTCTTTTGATTTGTTCCCATTTCTGTTTCTCAAGATCATTATGTTTCCTTCTTAATTTGTCTAATTGTGTTAAAGTCTTTTGATCAATTTTATTATTTAAAAGTCTTTTAGCAAACTCGACATATTTGTCGTCATCAAATTCAATTGTTTTGTAAAATTTTAATAAAGACATATGCCAAGCTTGTTGCCTTACGTGGTAAGGTGTATAATCAACTTGTGGCTTCTGTTTTATTTTCCTCATCTTTAAATGATCCTTTTTCAAAAGCTTCAAGAGCAGCTTTTAATCTTTTGTTGTCAGCTTTAAACTTATCAAATATATCTTTAGCTTTTACTAAATAATGAATAGAATCAATTAATTCTTCGATAGTTTCATCTACCCATTCATTAATCGGTCTTTCATTATCAGCTAAAGTTTTGCCAAACTTATTCATACCTTCTATGTGTCTAGCAACAACTATATCTATAACTTTATTAACAACAGGATCATTGGTTAGACCATTGAGATCTACATTTGGATTAACTGTCATTTTTTACCTCTTTTGGTTTTACTAAAATTTCGGCATTAAGTGCTTCTGCCCAACAACAGAACAACCAACCGCTAGGTTTTCTTATACCACACTCCCATTTTGATACAAGTCCTTTAGCTACTCCTAAAATTTCATCCATTTCTAATTGAGATATACCTAATGCTTTTCTTAAAGCAACGAATTGCGGTATTACTTGATTATGAAATTGTTCACCTAGTGCCTTATTTGCCATAATTACTAGGTATATGTATATTTCGGAAGCTGTCAACTATATATAGTGGGTACTCACTCTCGCTTTCCCCACCTCGCATAATTGACTAGTCGGAGATACTTATGCTTTTATGGACTTAAACAAATGCCTTTGATGCCATAAATTCTTGTACATCTGGATCTGTGTCAGCAGGTGTTAATTCTATTTCTGGATTTTTATAATATTGCATATGCAATGGTATAAAATAAGACATAGGTTTATTTAAAAACATAGATGCAATTAATAGCTTTTCTAATGGAATTTTATTAGTAGCTCTTTCATATTTTTGAATTTGTTGAAAGGTTACTTTTAATTCATTTGCTAATTCTTGCTGTGTTACTTTTCTAGTTTTATGTTTATTTAATCTAGCTTCTTTAATTTTTTTACCAACAAATGTGTATAGTTCAGACATTACCTTTTCTCCTTGATGCTTCTAATGTTCTCCATATTTCGATTTTCATCTCGGCAGTTCTTCTTTTATTTTTTAATTTAAGAAGATCTATATTGAGAGCATTAATTGTTTTAATTGAATTAACATAACTTTCGGAAGCGTAAAAATCTTCAATAGCTTTTGATACAGCTTTATCAGATTGGTTTACATAACTACCTTTGTAATGTTTAATCATATCTCGCTGATACTCTACCTCTGCCATATGTTCAGCAAAGGTAGTATCAGTTTCGGCAAGATAATTTATTTCTTTATCTATATCCATTATTTACTTTCTATTTGTAAAAACTCTTTTGGAGCTGCTACTGGTACACCAGAAGCTTTGAATGTTTGACCTAAATGTTTCCAAACATCCATAATATTTCTACCAGAGTATAATACATTTCTTGCTTGTTCTTCAAGATTTTCTAAATCTTGTTTAACTTTATATTTAGAAAGTTTAACAATAGATTTATAAGTTTCTTGTTTACATACTTTCTTTAAACAAGGTTCTACATCTTCTACATTTTTAATGTCCCATTCAAAAGGATTATCATTTCTATTTTTCCAAGATCTAACATTAGTCCAAGATTTAAGTTTTTCTAATAACTTATCTCTTGCTGCTCTTTTAGATTGTTCTAACTTTAATTCATAAGTTTCTTTGCTTCTTACAAATTTATTTAATTTGTCTTCGGCATCTTTAAAAGCTTTTATTTCAGTTTTTATATTAAGCTTAGAAACAAATGATTTATAGTTTTTATCTGTTTGTTTTTGTGTATCAGATTCAATTGCTGATTCCATATCTTGACGTCTATATCTAAACTTATCGCTAATAAGTCTATCAAGGTATTCAAGCTCGTTCTTTCTTATCGGCTGCATTTTTTTTTCCTTTGGTTTTGGTTTGTTTATTGGTAACAGTTTTTTGATTAGCAAAACTATTAACCCAATTCATATATTCTTTTAGTTCTTTTTTAGTCATCAAACATTTTCCCTTCGAAATCTTTGCTTTCATATGATTCAAATGTTTCATTAGCATCAACATTATAAGATCCATCTTTTGTTGATACAATGACTTCACCATAAACATTACCTTCAAATGCAAATGTTCCCCATTCTTCTAAGAATCCAAATTCATACCATTTGTTAACTAACCAATCTTGAGTTACTTTTACATCTGAGTAGTTAGTATTTCGATATTCAAATACTTGAGTGATTTTGTCTTTACCTTTATCAATAGTGTACTCCAATGGTGTATATTCATCTATCCATCCTGTTGGACTATATTTACTAAGGTCTTTGATAGTCATTGGATTTTTATCTTTATCAAGAAATACAAAATCTCCATCAAAGCCACCTTCGTCATGTCCACCTTCAAAATGTAATTGAAGATAGTGTATTCCATCTTCATACATTTTTTTGTAAATTTCTTTTAAAGGTAATGCGTTTTTCTTTTTAATTGAAAGTGCAAACTTTTCACCTTTTCTATATTCTTCCCACCATTTTTCGTGGCTAGTTGGTAAAGATTTAAACTCACCTACTAAATCAATTGTATGTGCTATCATAATTTATGTTGTCCTTTCCGCATCCAAGATGCTATTCTTACATTTTTAATCCAATCATCAAAGCTTGGAATAAATCCTAAATCTTCAATGATATGTTTTTCTACAATTAGTCGTACTGGAATAGCTTTGTTATCGCTATTCATAATAGTATGACCAAATTCTTTTTCGGCAGCAAAGCAGCCTTCGGCATGATGACGTAATAATCTATGTGCAAAATGCGTAGTTAATTTTTTACTTTCATCCATCCAATCGTGTATGGGTTGGTAGTCTTCTACTTTGCCACCCCATTTTTTTACTGAAGATACCGAATGATAATAACAATTAGCCATTTATACCTCGTTTAAATATTGTTTTAATAATGTTTTAATTAAACCAGATTTTGATATGTCGTGATTTTTACAATACATATCTAATCTATCATAAAGTTCTTCTCCTAAAGCTACACCAATCATTCCATATTTTTTATTAACTAATGATCTTGGTTTACTTTTTTTAGGAATTGATTTTAATATTTCATTTGGATCCATTATC